TTTTTCCGTTGACGTATTTGACGTTATCTCTTAATCGTTTCATGAACTCTTTGAAGTGATCATGATTTAAGCCTCTATCCTCGGGTAGATTTTCCTCGTTATAAGTTAATGTTATGAACATATTGTCCTGGTGCATTGATGCTTCGTGCATGCAGCGAACTGCCCATTCTTTAGACCTGTCTACTTTGCAGCCGACACAATTCCTACAAGGGAATTGCATTGGAGGGTCTAATTTGGAGCTTGCGCCCTTTGGAGATTTAAACGCAATCCCTTCGGGTGTCCGCCATGCATCTATAGGATTTAAGCATGGCATGTTTTTTCCCTAGGTTATAGACGGTAACCGCCTCGCATTATTTTGGGACGTTTTACGTTCCTGCGATTGGTTTTTACTGCTGTTCGGGTGAACAGTTTTCTGGATTTCCTTTTACGTAGTTTTGCACGTTTCATGAGGTTCCTTGCGGTCTGTGAGATTTAGAGCCTGAACTTTACCACTTTTCTGTCAACGGGGCTATTACCATCAAGTAGGGTAATAGCCTAAGTGCGTAAATTTGACGTTTTTACTCCGCACTTTTTGCCCCTTCGGGGGCTGTTTCTTGCGCCGTTTCCGGCCCATTTGAAGCGTCTGTATGGACGCTATTCGCATCCGCTTGTGTTTCTGAGGGGTCAGTATCAGGTGACTGCTGTTTTCGCTCCTCCTGGAGCTTGTGGAGGTTGTCGACGAATGTTTGAACGTCTCCGTATGTTTTCTGTAATTCCATTGGTAGTTCCTCGAATTGTGATTTTGCTGCTGCTACGAGTCTCATGATTTGAGAATAATCATGCTCCTGTTCTGGGGCATCACCGTAGGTTGGTTCTCCTCTTGTATTTCCTAGAGGTAAGATTCCTTGCTGAGTAAATCGACGCATGATCTGTTCCAGATCGCATGAGTCTGCATGAGACTGTTCTGTTAAGTCATCTTCACCTACTTCGGTGAAGCATCTTTCTCTGTCGTTGTATGTTCTCGGTTTATTCACGTATTTTCCCTGGTGGCTTTCTCATTCTTAGTGATCCGTCAGGCCAGCGATACCATTGCTGCTCGTGACGGTCATCCTGTTTTTGTGGTGAATTGCGTGTTGTTCCTTTATTTATTTCCGAGATTGCATCACGCATCTCTTTTACTGTTTTAGCGGTGGCGTCGATAACGGGTGAAAGATAAGGTTCGATTGCATCGTATATTTGTTTGCCTTTTGCTCTCGCTGTGTCTGCTGCTGAAGAGACTTGTCCGGCCATGCCATATTTTGCATCGAGTAATGCAGGGTTACTTTTGAGTCTGTTTGCTTCCAGTTGTCGAATTTTACCCTCTTGATTTGTTAGGTTTGTTTGTGCCCGCACTTGTCTTATTTGAGTATTGATTTGGCGGTTTGATAAGGCTGAGTTGACCGCTGGAGTGATCATATCGTTTATGTTTGCCATTGCTCCACCTGGGGAGCTTGCAGGATTCATACCTGCGAGTATTGGGTTAATTCCAGCGTTTTTTAAATCGGCCATTCTGCGTGTTACCGCAGTATTTGACATGCGTTCCTGAAACTCCATTTGTTTCTTTGCTTGTTTTTTTTGGCCTTTATTGCCAAGGATTCCCCCCAGTAGGGAGGAACCGCCAGCTATTAATGCACTTACTGTGATGGGGTCCATGATTAGAACCTGTCAATGTTGCCAGGGACACCGTAGAGAGGCATCGGCCTAGCTGTACGTAATTTGAAGTAGCAGTCGAGTAGAAAGTGCGGTTCCGTTGGTATCGCAATTACACGATCCATTGGTACATTTTCCTCAATGAAGTTTTGGTTGAGGTTTGGAGTCCCTGAGAAGTCTTGGGACAAGTGCCAGATATCCAATGATTGTGAATAATTGCTCCGGAATTTTCCGGTAATTTTTGAAGGTTTATAACGGTATTCTGCATATTGTTCTTGGTAACCGAATACCGGAGCCGTATCGTTGTCTGCAGATGCGTAAATTTCATCTTTCCACACTGGTTGTTCGCCGACATGTTGGAAGGCTGGCCAGAAGAAATCGTACCGGCCACGCCTTAACCACATACGGTCGAGGCCTTCTTGATATGTTAAATCTGCACGTACGTTTACTAGTCCAATAAGTGTGCAGTGTTCGGTAAATGATTTTGTGAATCCATGATTCATTAGCGATGCAGTGCCGTAGGCTGCAAGGTTGCCTTGTGGCGATGTTGTTGTTTCAGATGTTTGTTGCACCGGATTAATATTTATCCGGGTGCGTCCACCGCCCAGGAATTCTGGGCGTTGTAATCGAGCGTCTGGTGAGGTGACGCCGAAGTGCGCAGCTATAACTTCGGTGTATCGTGTTCCGCCACGAGCATCACGCTCTAGCATTTTCTGGAGTTGAAACGCTGTTCGTAGCTCATTGATACTTGTAGAAGTTGCGAGGCTCAAATCCGCCTCTAGACCTGTTTGGGTACCCCACGTCATTGTTCCATCGGTCTGTGAGCCTACGAAAGCTAGTTTTACATTGTTGTCGTTTGTTGTATCCAGTTCTAAGGGCGCCGATCCTGCCCCCCCAACATAAAATTTGGGGCTGTCTGTTACTGTTGACGTACCAGTTCTATTTACTGGTGCAGAATCTAATGTGGGTATAGTTACCTCTTCACCTTTTTGTGGCCAAGGTAAGCATGAAGTGAAGTAATCATGACGCTTGCCACGTTTTTTTAATTGGTATTGGTAATGTGTTTCCGAAGGGTCGGTATCGCCTGTATGGATGTTTGCGAAAGGACATAGGTTTTCGTCCCGAAACCATTCGTTATAAATGAGATTGTAGGCCCGTAAGGGTAGTGCTGAGAATTGTACGAGGGCATCGGAATTTATTGGAAGGCCCATGTAATCTATTAACGATCCCTCGATGCCATCACCAGGGTCTAAGTCTATTGTTGGTATCGTGACATCGTTACCTGGTGGATTGATTGATGCCTGGTTTCCCATGAAGAATTCCCAGGAGTCCCAAAGTAATCTATTTGGAACTGCGAAGAAAAATGTTTCCATGTAGAGGTTGTCCATGATCGGCTTTATTGGGGTTGCCATTCGTGCAAAGCCTGTCATGTTTAAGGAGAACGTATCCCCAGGTAACGCCTCGTCCACGTAGATCGGAACGAGATAACTCGCATCGAGTGTTGTCTTGTACCCATGACTCCGGTCGAAACTAGACCGTGAGATCATTGCCTGTGGGACTTGCGAGAAAGTATGTGACGTTACGGAGGGGATAGCGTTGGCCATGATTTATTCCTTTGGAGGGTTGCTTGCTTCAAGTGCTGAAATTATGCAATTTGGTGGTTCACTTCGCAAGTCAGCATTGTGATCGGTGAATTCGCCTATGCGAAATAGTGAGTAATCCGCTGGATGTTTGCCGATCTGGTTGTCTGGTGCTGAAGATGCTTCTCGGAATCCTCGCAGGGCTTCAGCTTCTGTTTTTGCATATACTGGGGGCATGAACGTTTCTGTAGCAACGTCGTATACTGAATAGACTAAGTATTTCATTTTAATTTCCTTTCGTTTTTGAAGTTATGTTTGTATTTGTGCCTTAAGGCTTCAAGTTTATTTTTGTCTGATGGATTTTTTTTTGCGTGTTCCTCTCTTTGTTGCGTTATTTCTCTATAACGTTCGGGGTCTTGTTTTTCAAGGATTCGAAGATAATATTTCGGCATGTAGTAAGTTTTGCCGTTAATGTGTATTTCATTTTCTTTTATGTCTTTGCCGTATTTTTCGTACCACTCCTTGCCGATGGCAGGTCGTAGGGACATTGAATTATATTCCGGCTTGACTGTTATTGTTTCGAAGGTTTGTGTTTCGATATCCAGGTATTCTCTCTTATAGTGATCTTCTGCTTGATCCCCTGTGATTTTTTTCATGATGTATCTTGCAACGTAGGAACAGCTTTCCATTGTTACGTTTCCGATTGATACGAAGCCTTTTCCCCAAAGTTTTTCTAGCTTTGGAGAGTGCCAGTATTTGCCCATTTTTTTGCAATCGTCCATTCGGTGCCCGAATATGATTGCGTGATAGTGTGGCCGGTGAAACTCTTCACCGTATTCGCCACACATGTAGTATTTTATTTTTTTTCCGTTGACGTATTTGACGTTATCTCTTAATCGTTTCATGAACTCTTTGAAGTGATCATGATTTAAGCCTCTATCCTCGGGTAGATTTTCCTCGT